GCAGAGCGTGGGTACAAGATTGACCGCAACCCTACCAGTGCAGATCCAGGTAATGAAAGTGCTGACTTCTTTGTGTATGAGGGCGATGGCGGCCCTGGAAGTAAGTTTGTCGGTAAGGCGTCTATGCGTCAAAATATTGATGAATCTTTGTCGTCAGACGATACTGAGGTTGCGCCACTATTGCGCGGCTTAGGCATCGGCGGCGAGATGTATGATGCTATTGGAGAAATGACCGGCTTGACCATCAAGCCATCTCCGTTTTTAACCCCAGCTGGGGCAAAGTTTTGGGTAAATCGTGATCCAGATCTGATGCAAAAGCTGTATGATGACGGGTATTTTAATTATGCTCCAGAAAACGAAGATAGAGTAAGGCAGGCGCTAGAAGATAGAAAACCACCCGCTGTAAAGTTGCGTGGATTCGGCGAACCAAAGCCAGAAATGCGAAGCGTGTTCCCAGCGCCGCAAAGATTCTTCGACCCCAATGATAAATCTTACAAGCCATTTACTGCCCCATTTGGTCCAACCCCTGGCGGAAGGTACTTAACCAGGGAAGGAGATCAGTTTGTAGATATCACTGGTGACACAGTTGATAACGCAATCTTATCTGTTGGTCCTGACGGTAAGCCACAGTTTTTGGTTGGCGAAAAATACAGCCCGCTACCAGCTGAAGGTAAGGGCCGTAAAATCAAAACAAATCTGTTTAAGAAAAAAGCTGGCTGGAATTGGACACAGGTTCCTGACGGCTATAACCCTAACCCTGATGGCAACTTCCCACTGATATCGGTGGAAGATGGCAAGAACCATTACTACACATTGGAAACGGTATTCCCTGAAGGAGTAGACCTTGCCAGATATGAACAGTCGAAAACTGAGCCGCGTTTACGCCCGACTAAAGAAAAATCTACAGTCACCTTGGGTGAAAAAGTTGGCGAGATATCTGTCAGAGGTAAGCTACATCCTGTTTATAGCAGTGCTGTTGTACGGTTTGGACTTCCCGCTGTAGTTGGCGCTGGTGCGCTTGGTGGCACTGAAGAAGCAGAAGCCGCACGTTTCGGACCCATCACCGGGTTTGGTAACAAGCCACAGCAGGTAGCAGAAAAGATTGTAAGACAGAAGCCAGGCCCAATTAACTCTTTCCTGAACGAGCTAGACAAGTTTGGCGTTAAGGAGTCTGAGCTGGAAGCTATGGGCATCCGGGAACACTTTGCTGGCCGACAGGATGTTACCAGACAGGAAGTGATTGATTTTATCAATACTAACCCCTATCAGATTTACGAAGATATGCTGGTAGATCCTACTACTACAGCGCTAGACTATTTCCGTATCTTAGAGCCACAAGCTTTAGCGCCAATGAAGGATGCGCTGGCCAAGGGAGATAAAGAAGCTGCAGATAAAATATTTGCTGAGCTGAAAGAGCGCCATCAGCTAGAGATGAAAGAGAATGTAGCGCCAAGATGGGCCAACACAGAATATGACCTGGTGTTGCCTGGCGAAAGAACAAACGATATGGAAATAATTTTCCAGTATCCGAGCGCAAGACTACGACTCAATGAGAAGAGAAAAGAATTGCTCCCTGCTATCCGTGAAGCCGAAGAAGTGCAAAGCTCTATGGATAACTGGGCGAGCAATGCAGATATTTTGAGAAACAGTGGGTATGTCTTTAGCGAAAGCGATAACCCAGTTGATGTAATGAAAAATATTCTAAGCAGCCCAGAGCTTGGAAGATTTGCTATGTCCCCTGAAGAGCTGTCCGGCAGAACCCCTGAGCAGCTCGATGACCTTGTTGTCCAGGCAATTAAAAAGGCCGATAAATATACCAGAATGTCTCCACTTGACTTTGCGCCGGAGTACGACCCTAGTGTTGCCCCGGCAGTCCAGGAGATAAAGCGCCTAGACACGCTATTCAAAGAGAGTGATGATATTCCTTTCGTTGATCAAGCACATTACCCTGACCATCCAAACCCTGTGATGCATATGCGCCTTAATGAGCGATCAGTGTTCACTAAAGTCGGTGATAAGGGTGCATATCAGGGCGAAAGTCTGCACATTGACGAATTACAATCAGACCTGCACCAAACTGCCAGGGATTCAGGATATCGCGGCCCAGAAAACGATGCAAAATTAGAAGCAGCAAGGACAGAGCTGGCTGTTTTAGAGGCAGAGGCACAAAAGCTGCATGAAGAGTTTAGAGAGTTTAGAGGTGGATACAGAAAGGATGGTTTGTATGCTGCGGTAAGGGATGAACAAGGTGAAGAAGCCGCAGAGGCGATGCTCAAGGACTTAGAGAAAAGAACCCAGGATGCTTACACAAAAGCACGCCGCAAAGAAGGCGATATAAGAAAATTAGAACAAGCGCCACCAAATGTTCCACTACAAGGCAGCTGGTATGAGCTGGGCCTGAAAAAAGCCCTTATTAACGCTGCAAACACTGATGACCTTGACTTCATAACATTAACCCAGGGCCGTGAGCAGGCAATTAGATCGCGCCAGCTTAAAACTTTTGACAATGTAAGCGTAATGCCATCTGGCGACAGCTACGAGATAATACTATACAAAGACGGCAATGAGATTACATCTGGAAATACAGATCCTGGCGCACGAATTGACACAGAGCTGGTTAGATTCCTTGGCAAAGATAACGCCATTGAAATAATGACTGACCCAAAGACTGGTCAGCTAAGATCCGCTGATGACTTCACTGGCTTTGACGGGCAGCTGAAAGGCGAGACCGGCGGCGAGGGTATGTACCAGTATTATGATAAGACCTACGTTAACAAGCTAAACAAGATGGTTAAGCGGTACGGCGCCAAGGTCGAAACATTCTATGTGCAAGGCGATGGAACCAACACTGACAGCTTAATCCCTGTACATGGCATCAGGCTCAACGATGAGATCCGTGAAGCTATTAGGGCAGACAGAGACTCAGGAAGCTTTACTGCGTTTATGCATCCTGGAACAGTCGCTACAGCTGGTGTAGGCGGTGCTGCTATGATTGCCCCAGGTGGTGAAGCGGAAGCCCGTACAGTGCGCCCAGAGCCGCCTGAGCTGCTTCGTAGACCTGATGCTGACACACCCCCAGCTGATGTTGCGCCTAGAGCGCCACAGCGTGCGCCCAGGTCTCCATTAGACCAGGTAGGCAGGTTCCAGCCAGCAGTCGATCTCACAGAAATTGCCACTGGTGTAATTGGTGATTTGGCTGAAGAGTCTGTGAAGTTTTTGGCCGGCAGTATTGCATCTGTGATAGACCCAAGCCGAAATGCTGAAAACAAATCTAGACTGGACCGGGTGCTGGAGTCTGAGGAAATTATTAAAGATGGCCCACAGTATAAGCAGTTTAAGAAAGGTGTTGGCGAGGTATTTGACAAGTTTGTAACACCAGCAATCAGAAAGGCTTTAATTACTGAGACGCCAATCAGAGCCGGTGGATTAGCTGGTATTGCCCTGCAAGGTGACGCAAGCATCCCAGGAACGGCTCTGGGTGACGCAGGTGATGCATCTGTTGCTGACCAAGCTGCTGCGGTAGCGGAGCTATACAACCAAATGCCAGAGGGCGTGCGAAAAGAAATATTGGCGCGACTTGGATATGCTGGTTTATCTATCCTGGCTGCATATGGTATTAAAGACTTTGGTTTTGGTAGAAGTGCTGTACGTGATTCTGTACAGGCCCTGCCATCACCACTAAGCCAAGCTAGTGAGGTAAGCGCAAATGCCCGTTAAGAAGAAAGGTCCTGCAAAAGGTAAGGCAAAAGTTAAAGTTACTGCAAGCGGCAAAAAGGTTAGCTACGGCCAGGCCGGCAAAGCAAAGGGTGGCGGGCCAAGAGTGAAGCCTGGAACCAGTAAAGGTGATTCATATTGCGCCCGAAGCTTAGGCATCAAGAAAAGACTGCCTAAGAAAAAGCAAAATGACCCTAACACTCCAAACAATTTATCAAGAAAGCGCTGGAAATGTTCCGGGGCTAAGTCAAAACGTAAATAGGAGACTATTATGCCAGCAGGTAAAGGTACATACGGCAGCAAAGTGGGCCGACCACCTAAGAAAAAAACCACCAAGAAGGGTGGCAAGAAAAAAATGTGCAAATAATTGCAAAATGCTGTATATGACAGCAGAATTGTAGTACCGGCATCCGCCCAGCCGTTTGAATGGGTGAGTTTAACAGGGGAAAACGATGAACGAATTGGCAGATGAAAATCTGGATGAAGTAATTGAGGAGTCAATTGACGAAGAAGTTGAAGTCGAAGAAGAAACCGAAGAGAGTCCTGAACAGTCTGATGCAGACCAGGATGAGATCACAGAGGAATCAGATTCGGAAGATGCAGATGAGTCAGATGAGTCAGATGACGACGAAGTAATAGTCCAGATTGGTGAGGATGCGCCGCCCACCGACGAAGATAGCAGTCCAGCGCCTGAATGGGTTAAAGAAGTACGTAAAACTAATCGGGAGTTGCAGCGAAAAAACAAGGAGCTTGAAGCAAAGCTTAACGACCAGGCAGCTGAGTCCAATCCGGCGCCTAAAGAGCTTGTAAAGCCTAGCCTTGAAGACCTTGGGTATGACGTAAATGCTTATGAAAAGCAATTAGCGCAATATTACGACGATAAGCGGCACATGGATGAGCAGCAGGCCGTCGAACAGCAGAAGCTTAAAAAAGCTGAAGAGGTTTGGCAGTCTAAGCTTGAAGGATACGCTCAAAAGCGATCAGAGCTAAAGGTTCGTGATTTTGAGTCAGCTGAGCATTTAATTGAAAATACGCTGAACAACACCCAGCAAGGTATTTTGCTTGAAGGAGCAGAAAACCCTGCACTATTGGTATATGCACTTGGCAAAAACCCAAAGAAGGCGAAAGAACTAGCAGATATCGACAACCCTGTGTCCTTTGCCTTTGCGGTAGCAAAACTGGAGACACAATTGAAAGTAACTAATCGCAAGGCGAAAGCCCAGCCCGAAAAGACATTTAAGTCAGGCACTAAGTCTTCCGGAGCTGTTGACTCAACCTTAGAACGGCTACGTGAAGAAGCCGCTAAAACTGGCAACATGGATAAAGTGATGCAGTATAAGCGGAGTCTGAAACGAGCCTAAATAATTTTTTAATTTAGGAATATTTAAAATGGCTAATGCATTTAACAAAGAAGAACGCGTCGCGTTTGAGAGCATCCTGGAAGGTTTCCAAGACGCTTTGGTATTATCACGAAATGTTGGTGTTTATAACACTGACCAGACCATGATGGAGCGTGCAAACGACACTATCTGGCGCCCACAGCCTTACATTGCTACATCTATCAATGCCGCACCTGGCACTGATATTTCAGCGCAGTATAAGGATTCAACTCAGCTGGCTGTACCTTCAACTATTGGTTTCAGCAAGTCTGTACCTTTCACTCTTGACGCCAAAGAACTGCGTGATGCTCTCCAGGAAAACCGCCTGGCTGACGCTGCTAAGCAGAAGCTGGCATCTGACATCAACGTCGCTATCATGGATGTTGCTGCTACTCAGGGTAGCCTGGTAGTTAAGCGCACAGGCGCTGCAACTGGTTTTGATGATGTTGCTGAAATCGAAGCTGTAATGAACGAGCAGGGTGTTCCCGACTACGATCGTTACCTGGCTCTTTCAAGCCGTGATTACAATGGCATGGCAAGTAACCTTGCTGGTGGCGGTGCTAACCGTTCATTCGGTGGTGACAAGTCTGCTACTGCTTACGAGCGTGCATTTGTTGGTCAGGTAGCAAGCTTTGACACTTACAAGCTTGACTATGCAAACCGTCTGACTGCTGCTGCTGGCGGCGGTTCACTGACTGTTGACATGCGTGCGTCTGCTAACAACTACTACGAGCCATCTGCTACCAGCACCGCTGTTGGCGGTCAGATCAACGTAGATAACCGTTCAGACCAGATCACTGTTTCTGCTACTACTAATGTTGCTGCTGGCGACTGCTTCACCATCGCAGGTGTAGAAGCCGTTCACCACATCACTAAGCAGAGCACTGGTCAGCTGAAGACTTTCCGTGTTATGTCTGTTGACTCTGGTACTACCATGACTATCAGCCCACCAATTATTTCTGGTCAGGGATCTGCTGAGTCTGGCGATCAGTACAAGAACTGTGAAGTGACTTCCGAGGCTAACAACAAAGCGATCACCTTCCTGAACACTACTACTGCTGCAGCTAACCCATTCTGGCAGAAAGACTCTATGGAGCTTCTTGCTGGTCGTTATGCAATGCCTGATAACGCTGGTGTTTCTGTACTTCGTGGCACTACTGACCAGGGCATTGAGCTGGTTATGCAGAAGTTCTACGATATCAACACTATGACTACTAAGTATCGCTGCGATACTCTGTTTGGTGTTGTTAACAAGCAGCCAGAGATGTCTGGTATCATTCTGTTCAACCAGTAATATTTGGTTAACAGGTTTAAGGGGGGTGGTTCGCCGCCCCCTTTTTATTAACAACTGGAGCGATACGGGATGGGATGGACAAAGCGCGAATACATTACTCAGGCATTAGAAGAGATTGGCCTGGCTAATTACGTATTTGATTTGACGCCAGAACAACTACAAAGCGCCTTACGTCGTTTAGACACTATGATTGCTCAGTGGAACAGCTATGGCATCCGCCTTGGCTACCCATTGGTCAACAATCCATCTGATTCAGATCTGGACACAGTAACAATGGTCCCAGATTTTGCTCACGAAGCAATTATTACTAATCTTGGTGTAAAGCTTGCCCCTTCATACGGAAAAGCGGTAATGCCAGAAACCAAACAGCAAGCAAGAAGTGGATATAGAACACTCTTGGAGCGGTTTGCAAAACCCTCAGAACAACAGCTCCCTGGAACCTTACCGCGAGGTGCAGGTAAGAAGGACACAGATCGGCCATATATCAATCCGCCGTCTGATCCTTTACTGGCTGGAGATGATGGCGAATTAGACTTTAATTAAGGAATTACTTATGCCGACTATTAACCAATTATCTGCAGTAAATGCTGTTGCCGGGTCCGACCAGGTTCCTGTTTACTCCAGCAACCAGGGAGATGCTAGAAAAGCATCATTCTCTACTGTGCTGCAGTATGTAAAAGACAATTTTGCAGATCCAAACTACGAAGTGCAGATCAGTGCGCCGGTTACTGGATTTAATCTGCAGCTCTCTGCTACTAGCAACCTTCAGGTGATCTTAAACCCAGCAGGCACTTTGGCTACAGGCACTATTACACTGCCAGCCGCCGCAGACTGTTTCGATGGCCAGGAAATTATTTTTGTATCTACCCAGACAATTACTGCACTGACTGTAAATGCCAACGGTGGCACTACAGTAGGTGTACCGTCTGGCTTTAGTGCTACATCTACCTTTACAATTCGATTTAACAAGCTGCAAAGCACCTGGTACACAATTGTAAACAACCCACAGATCTCTGGCGCAGATATCGTTACTACTACTGCTGCTCAGACTTTGACCAACAAAACCATTGACCTAAGCGACAACACATTTGCTGCAACGTCAGCACAGCTTGCCGCTGCTGTTACCAACGAGACTGGTACAGGAAATCTGGTATTTGGAACAAGCCCGACACTTATTACGCCCAACTTAGGGACAGTAACAAGCGGAAACCTGGCTAACTGCACTGGTTATACCATTGCCAATGTAGCAAATGTTGGCAGCGATCTGAAAAACTTTTTGTCAGCTGGCTCTGCTGTTGATTTACGGGCCGGTGTGGTAGGCACAACAGGCGGTGCAGGTAACTTAGTCTTCTCAAGCGGCCCAACTTTAAGCGGTAAGGTTAGATTTAGCGCTTCGTCCTACATGGACATAGATACTGTGGCAGCTAGTGGAAGCACGGTTACACTTGACATGGATCAAACCAATCAGTTCAGAGTTGACATGGGCGCAAACGTCACTACATTTAATGTGACAAACGCGGCGGATGGTCAAGGATTGGTTATTCGATTCGCCCAGGATAGCACTGGCAGCAGAACTATCGCTTGGCCTTCAGAGTTTAAATGGCCTGGCGGTGTAACGCCGGTACTTAGCACTGGAGCAAACGCTGTCGATGTTCTCCAGGCAACACGTGTTGGCTCTGTATGGTACGGGAACCTTCTTAAAGGATTCGCATAATGTATCCGGGTAGCCCGAAGCTTTGGGGTACTCAAGAGCAGGCAGTGACGGGAGGATATCAAGCATTCCTGCCGTCTGATGAGCAGGGTGATGTGTTTTTTTCTACGAAGTCTGGACTGCCAACGGTCCGGGCAACGTGGGAGCTAAGCAATATGCCAACTCCATCCCTTTCTGGGTTTGGTTTTTTTAGAAACGCCCAGAACGGTGTCGAGGACAGCTTTAAATGGCACACTGGTGCTGGCACGCCTGGCGATTACGAAATGCGAGCTGATAATGTGGAAGGTGCTGCTCTAAGCGGCTCTGCCACAAATTCCTGGATTGCAATGCCAAGTAATAGTTTTTTAGCCTGGTATATAGAGCGTACTACTTTAGGTGGCAGCGAAACTAACTTTAGGTTCAGAATTAGGCAAGTTGGTTCAGTGACTACATTGGCTGAAACACGTGTTTTCTTAACAGCAAATAAAATAAGCTAAGACTATGCAGATAAATATCGCGCAAGGGATTTACACTTCAAACAGCCCAGATCTCCTGGCGGCTTTACCTGTAAACATGCGTTTAGTTCCGCAAACCAACGAAGTGAGCGGTCCAGCTGGAAACCTACGGCCAACTGATGGTGTTACCCACTTAGGCCAGGCTGTTAACGCTATATCACGCGGAGTGATACGCCCGACAGGTTATAACCAGGATGGCGTTATTCGTGTGGTTGGCGACAGGCTTTTTAGGTATGGAGACGCCATAACATCCCTGGTTGATAGCAGCGGAAATAACATTGTTATCGAAGCGCATGCAGACGATCCAGAAAAACCTGCACGTTTAGACTATGGGTTTGACCTTATTTCAATCGCTTCAAACAACAAGCTTTACCTTTACAACTACAAAGGCGGCCAAGTAGGAACTACTGGCGAAGTATTTGTTGAGGTGACAGATCCAGATCTTGGCGTAGTAAAAGACGCCATATTCATTGACGGCTACTACATGACCACTGACGGCGAGTTTTTAGTGGTTAGTGATATCGACGACCCTACAAGCTTTAGCCCATTTAAATATGGAAGCTCTGAGATCGACCCGGATGAGGTGGTTGCGCTGCACAAAATACGCAACGAAGTTTACGCTATTAACAAAAACACTATCGAGGTGTTCCAGAATGTTGGTGGCACAGGATTCCCCTTCCGTAGAGTAGAGGGCGCCCAGATTATGAAGGGAGCAATCGGTCGAGATGCTTGCTGTGTTTATAAAGATAGCATTGCATTTTTGGGCGGATATCGAAACGAGGCCCCTTCCATATATCTAGGGGTAAATGGCGCAGCTGTCAAAATCAGCACCAAGACTGTGGACACTATGCTGTTGGATTACACAGATGAGCAGCTTTCGAAAGTAAGGTTTGAAACCAAAACCGGCAAAAGCCTGGATGAGCTTCTGGTGCATTTGCCAGACAAGACCTTAGTGTTTGATGCTAATGTTGGCCAGGCAATGGGCGGCGGCTACACATGGCATATTCTATCTTCTGCAGAGAGTGGTGTTGGTAAATACAATTACCGTGATATCTGGTACTACAATAACAAGTGGGTAGTCTGTGAGCATCTTACAGGCAGGCGATGCGAGTATAGCGACAAGATATCTACACAAGGCCGTAGCATTATTCCCTGGGAGTTTAGTACCGGGTTTATTTACAACGGCGGAAATGGCGCTCTTGTTCATGAGCTTGAGCTGGTCGCTATTACTGGCAGGAATGGCCAAGAGTTTACCAACCAGGATGACCCTACAATTACTACTTCATACAGTGTTGACGGTCAGGTGTGGTCACAGGACCGCAGGATAAGCACAGGGAAGCCCGGAGACCGCAACAAGAGATTGGTGTGGCGTCAGCAAGGGATGCTTAGAAACTTCCGCATACAGCGATTTAGAGGCGATTCTAGGGCATTCATTAGCGTGTTGCGACTGGAGGCTCAATTAGAGCCAATGGCTTACTGATGCCATTTCCGGTCATATTTACCCGTCAAATGCTTGGAAGGCTTTTTAGTGACAAAGAGCCAAGAGATGTGCGTGCTATGGAGACAGCATTTAAGACGGTAGTCGAAAATGACAATGCAATTGCGACAAGCCAGATCGAAGGTGACAGTCAAACAGCTAATCTTACCCAGCAGCAAAAGTCAGATTATATAGATTTTGATCTTAACGCCCCGGTTTTGGAGCAAAACGGCAGGGTTCACTGGAACAATATAGACAACACATTAAACATCGGTCATGGTAATGGTGTGGTGCAGCAGGTCGGCCAAGAGGTGTATGCCTACGGGTATAATGACACTGGCGCAACTCTAGAAAATGGCACATTAGTTGCTTTCGATGGCGTTACTGCAGACGGCAGAGTTAAATTTGTAAAGTTTAATGCTGACGGATCTATGGATGTCCACAAGGTTTTAGGCGTTACCACTGAGACAATACTGGCTGGCCAAACTGGCCTGGCAACATCTTATGGACTTGTGCGGGACCTAGACACGATCCAGGCAGATTACTTTGAATTTTGGACCGCTGGACAAGAGCTATATGCAGATGCTGCTGTTCCAGGTCGTATTGCCGGCTATAAGCCGTTAACGCCAAATCAAATTGTTAACGTCGGGTATGTAACAATTGCCGATGCTGTAAATGGCGTTATATTTGTAGATTTTATAAAGCAAAAAGACAAATACTACGGGGAGTTTAGCACTACAACGCAATCGCCCAGTGTTGCCAACGCCGCGACTACTTTGTACTTCACAAACACAGAAATAAGCCATGGTGTTGTATTAGAAGGATCTCCACAGACCCAGGTAAAGGTAGAGAACAGCGGATTGTACCGATTTAGCTTTAACGTACAAATTAAGTCTAACAATTCCAGCGTAAAGGACTTGCATTTTTGGTTTGCCAAGAATGGTACAAATATTGCTAATTCGTCTGCATATGTCTCAATAAAAGATAATGGAACATATGTTGACTACACAAACTCTAACTTTTTCAGGTTAGCAGCAAACGATTACATACAAGTAAAATACGCAACCAGCGACACAAATGTAACTTTGTTGGCAACTTCAGCAACTAGCTATTCGCCAGCGGCGCCAGCGTGTCTTTTACAAGTAACACAGGTACAACAATAATGGCTACCAGGATCACTAACATTATCGGGCGGCAGCATCTAGCACAATCACCCGTTACCCTATACACTGCAAGAAATGTAGTCACAATTGTTGACAAGCTTACTTTGACGAATACGTCGAATATTGGCCAGGCAGTAACTATTTATCTGCCAAACTCTGGTGGTACATTTGGGAACAATAATGCTGTCCTGTTTCAGCGTGCTATTGCGCCAACTGAAACATACCAATGCCCAGAAATAGTGGGCCAGGTTATATTAGCTGGCGGAACCCTGGTTGCATCTGCATCTCAGGGTGGAACCATAGTGATTAGCGGGACAGGGAGAGAAACAACAGAGGATTAATTCATGATAAGAAGGGGTGAGCCTGCAGATATTGCAGGAATTGAAAGGTTAGTGGAGAATTTTTGGCCAAGCACTGGCTCTGGGTTTGAATACAAAAAAGGTTCTGCACTGCCCTTTCTTGAGTTAAGTCTAAGCCATGACCTTTTAGTAGTTGCCGAAGTTGATGGCAAGTTGGTTGGCGCTGCTGGCGGTTTATTGTCTCCATTGATGGGCAATGACGAGATTATTGTTGGCGCTGAGCTTGCCTGGTGGGTAGAGCCAGAGTACCGCAAAAGCAGCATAGGCATAGAGCTTTTACGGTGGCTAGAGCAGGCAGCTAAAGATAAAGGATGTGCAACATTTAGTGTGACATTTATGGAAACATCTATGCCAGAAGTAGTAAGAAAAATTTATATCAACGAAGGTTACAGTTTAGCTGAAACCACTTACACAAAGAGATTATAGATATGGCGGTAGCAACTAGCACAGCGATACTAGCAGGCACACTTGGAGCTGGCGCAATGAGCGCTATGGGAGCAAGAGCAGCTGGAAAGGCCCAGTCTGCGGCAGCTAGAAGAGGTATTGACGCCCAGGTACAAGCAAATCGCGAGTCAATTGACTTCCAGAAAGAGCAATTTGGCCTACAGCGTAAGCTAATGGCCCCCTTCCGGGAAGCAGGATTAGTTGGCTTAGAGCAGATGATGGCTCTTGGTGGAATGGCCGGTCCTGAAGCTGAAGCTGAAGCACTAAGAAATATTGCTGAAGGTGAGAAATTCCGATTTTATGAGGACCAAGCAGTACAGGGCCAGCTGGCTGGCGCGTCTGCTACTGGTGGCCTGCGCGGCGGTGACACTCAAAGAGCATTGGCTGAGATTAGACCTAACCTTTTAAACAGCTTAGTAAATGAAAGATACGGTAGATTGGCTGGATTGGCGTCTGCAGGACAATCAGCAGCGGCAGGCGAAGGCACTGGTGCAATGGCTCTTGGAGCGAATGTCGGTCAGACACTACTTAACCGTGGAAATGCTATTGCTCAGGGCGAAGCCACAATGGGCGCGGCACGAGCTGGCCAGTCTTTAGGGACATTTGGTGCAGCAGGCCAGATGTTTGGCGGTCTATCCCAATTAGGTATGGCTGACTCAATGGGTATGTTTAACGACAAATCAGGCGTAAGTAAATTAGGATTATTCTCGTAAGGAAAAATCATGGTACAACCATTCAATTACAATATTGATACAGGCCCCTCATTTGCTGAAAACCTTTCGTATATGCAGTCACTAAAGGGCCAGCAGATACAGCAGCAGGCTCAGCAACAAGCTAACCAGGCTCAAAACTTGGCGAATCAACAGCTGCAGAAACAACTTTCTGCGGTTGACACATTCACAGGGAGCGAGAGAACCTATGATGACTATATGAATCTTGGTGTTGCTCTGGGTGGAGAATCCATAAGTAAGCTGCAACAAGCATTTGAGGGTCAAACAGATCTACAGAATCAAAATATCGTCACCGAGGGCGGCAGGCTTTTGTCAGCATTGCGTTACAACCCCCAATACGCTGTTGATATTCTGAATCAGCGCATCACGGCTGCAGATGAAACAGGCGATAAGTCATCAGGCGCATATTTTAAATCGCTGCGAAATATGATGGTTAACGAAGACGGCACACTTGGCAGTCAAGATCAGATATTGGCAGCAGAAATGATGCTGGGTCAAACCCTGACCGCTGTGCCAGGTTCCAAGGAGATGTTTGAAAATCTTAATATACGCCAGGATATTATTAAGAAAGAACAAATGACTCCACAAGAAGTAAGGGAAGCAACAGCTAAGGCTAACAAAGCGGTCGTTGATGCTAAGTGGGCAGATACTACTGCTGCAGCAAACCTGGCTAACATGGGACTCGACCTGTCCGACCAGATTAAGGACCCAGAAATTCGTAAGCAGATTGAGGGACTTGCAAAGCTTAAAGGTGAGGAAGCCAAGGCGCTTTCCGAATTGCAGAGACAAAAGCTATCGCTGGAAGTTCAGCAGGCTGAGCAAAAAGCTATTGACCTGGCGGCAGAGAAGAAAAACGAAATAACTATGGCCCAGATCCAGGCAGAAAGAGCAGAGATTTTAATTGACGAAATCATGGACATTGGTAAGAGAAGTGACTACTTAGGTGCTACAGATGTATTTGGTACAGCAACTGGTACTATGCAGTCAGGCTTGTTTACCTACGACCAGGATGTTGCAGACCTGGAAGAAGCTGTTAAAACCCTGAAATCTCAAGTGTTCTTGAGCGAAGTGCCAAAAATGGCCGGCATGGGTACGTTGACTGACGCTGAAGGCGCAAGACTTGAAGATGGTATCAGATCCCTGTCATTTAGGCAGAGCCGGGATCAATTTGTTGATAACCTGAAAATGATACAAGATCTGCTGAAGAAAAACGCCGAACAAGCTAAAAAGAAGTTTGGTCGTAATGTTCCTGTTCCTGGCACTGTATCAGACGTAAACCCACAGGCCCGGACTGTCACAATTGGCGGAATTACTTTCACAGTAGAAAAAGAGGCTGAATAAATGCCATTAACAGTCAGAGCAGGCGGTAAAAAATTTACTTTCCCAGACGGCACTACTGACGAGCAGATTGCAGCAGCGATCCAGGCTGAACTTACCGCCGTCACTCCCGCACCTGTACAAGAACCTGTACAGCAGCCACAGGTTGGCGGCATGGCCTCTGGCGCATTCCCAGAAGTGCCTGTTCTTGGTGAGCAATTGCCACCCCCTGTTCAACAGCCAGCACCAACAATGGGTGAGCGTGCTGTAGGTTTAGGTGAAACAGCTCTGGCTATGGGAACTGGCGCGACTACGGGAACAGTTGGATATGCTGTCGGACTTGGCCGTGAGCTTACCCGACAAATATTATCAGGTAACTTTGGCACTAAAGAAGCTGCTGACCTAATCGAGAAAGCAGCTCTTACCGGCATGAGAGAAGGCACTATTCAGCCGCAGACCCCGACTGGCCAGCAATACACGCAGGCTGTAGGTGAAGCGGTGAGCCAGGCTCCCCCAGTATTGGGTGTTGGCCCCATGGCAGCTCCAGCCATTGTTGAGGGTGCAATGACAGCCACACCAGCTGTGCGCCAGGCAATGACCACTGCAGGTCAACTACCCGGCAGAGTAATTGGTGAGCGTGGTACTGGCCAGGGAATGTTGGGCAGGCTCCCAGCAACTGGTGAAGTGATACCGGCAGAAAGAAGTGTGGGCGCGGCTCAGGCTCCAATGAGTACACAGCGGCAGACCGTCGCAGAAGGCTTGCCTGTACCGTTTGAAGGTGAAACTGCTTTGACTCTTGGGCAAAGAACCAGAGATCCCAGCCAGTTAAAATTTGAGAAAGAGACAGCAAAGCTTGAAGTGGGCGCACCACTAGTTGCCAGAGTAGAAAATCAAACTGCCAGATTCCTAGATAACTTCGATGCGCTGATTGACATCAACGCGCCAGTTGCCCGTGAGGTGATAGATGTTGGTGCTGCGGTAGATGATGCCCTGGTGACAAAAGCTGAGGTGCTGCGAAAGCAAATCCAGGAGTCTTACAGACGAGCTGAAGAAGCTGGAGAAATGTCCGAGCCAGTTGCTACCGATAGCCTGGCGGCGACGTTAACAGAATTAGAGCCGCAAAAAGGTTTGACCCCGATTATTTCTGCTGTTGAAGCTGAAGCGCTGCGTCTTAAAGCTTTGCAGAGATCCCCTGACGGGCGACTTGTTGGCGTGCAAACACCGTTAAACAACACGGAATTGTTGCGTAAATTTGTGAACCAGGGAACAGATTGGACCAACCCAAATGATGGGCGAGTTGCCAAAGTAATCAACCAGTCAATTGACGCAGCAACTGAAGGCGCAGGCGGAGAGCTGTACAAAGCCGCAAGGTCTCAGAGATCTCGATATGCTAGAGAGTTTGAAAATACAGGTCTCACAGCACGACTGCTTGGAACAAAGGGCAAAACATCTGAGCGCAAAGTTGCTGTTGATCGGATTTTTGACCAAATTATTGTTAAATCTTCAATGGAAGAAATTAACAAGTTACGAAGCACTCTTTTGAAGGCTGGCCCAAAAGGGAAGCAAGCCTGGGCAGACGTAAAAGCTGCATCTATTCAGTATATTCAGGACCGAGCTACCAGCCCAAGTCAGCGTGATAGTCGCGGGCAGCCAATATTGTCGCCAGATAGATTGCAAAAAACAGTTAGAGAGCTGGACCAGGCAGGCAAGCTTGACGGATTATTTGGCAAGAAAAGCGCACAAGTGCTTCGAGACCTGGCTGACCTGGCTACTGACATTTATACAGCTCCCCCTGGTGTTGTTAACTACTCAAACACTTCATCCGCAATATTCCAGTACCTAGATACTTTAGGCACGTTTGGCGTTACAGGCGGTACGATTCCGATTCCGGCTGTCACAATTTTACGCAAAGGCGTAGAATACGTTAAAGATGCAGAAGTAAAATCGCGAATTGAAAAAGCATTAAAGGACCCTAGAAAATGACAGCAATTGCTATCCAGGCTGGATTCCCCCAGTTTGCAGACACTGACGGTACGCCCCTTAACAATGGCAAGATTTACATTGGTGAGGTAAATAAAGACCCGGTAGCTAACCCTATTCCGGTTTTTTTCGATCAGGCATTAAGTATTCCGGCAGCACTGCCCATTGGTACCACAAATGGCTACCTGTACTACCAGGGAACCCCTGCCGCATTTTACACTGGCGGGTCCTATTCTATTAAGGTGGTTAACGCGGCTGGCGTGACTGTTTACGAAGCCCCAGAAGGTATTGTAACAACTGTCCTAAACCAGGTAGAAGAGATTACACAGTACCTGGGAGCATTCTCTACTGCTCCAAGCACTAGAGGTGATGGCACTGCACTTCAGGTAGGCGATATATTCTTTGATACAACTGTCAACTTGATGAAAGTTTACGACGGATCGTCTTTTATTGGATTTGCTGGCCCATACCTGCCGCTTACAGGCGGAACTATTGCTGGCGATGTTAAATTTAATGACAGCGAAGAGTTAAGGTTCGGAACTAACAACGACCTAAAAATTTATCACGATGGATCTGATACCTACATTAGAGAGGTTGGACTTGGTAATTTAAAAATATCTGCAGATGCAAATATTGAGCTTGGCAGCTCTGTGACAGCACAGCCCCAGGTAATTATTAAGGGTGTTGGATTAAACGGAACAGACTTTTATTTCGGTAGCTCTTTAAAAGCATCTATCAATAACGCTGGCTTAAATGTCGATGGCCTAATAGAGTTTAATACTCTGAAGGGCGATACCGGCGCAACAGTGAACAACATTAAAGACGAAGATGATATGGCGTCTAACAGCCCTGTGTCTCTAGCAACCCAGCAGTCAATTAAAGCTTATGTTGACAACACTGTCGGGCCTGGTGAGACCTTGGCTCAGACCTTGGCCCTGGGAAACACTACAGGCGGTACTAGCATAAATGTTAGCACTGGCGATTCTATTTTTTTGCCTGATAATGCAGAAGTTAGATTTGGCGATAGCAGTGATCTAAAGATATATCACGACCCATTAATTCCAGGATCTGTTATTCGTGACAGTGGTGCTGGGAATCTAATTATTCAAGGTACACAGCTGCGGGTGGAGTCTCAGGCTGGAGAAAGCTACATACAAGCCACAGCAAATGGCGGTGTAAGACTTTACAACAATGATGTTGAGAGATTGACTACAAATTCTTCAGGCATTGATGTAACCGGTAAGGTTACGTTTGACCAATTAGAGGGACAATCAGGCTCAGCAGTAAGCAGAGTTTTAGATGAAGACAATATGGCATCTAACTCTAACACTGCTTTGGCAACTCAGCAGTCTATCAAGTCCTATGTAGATGCACAGATATCAGCAACAGATAGCTTATCTGAAGTGCTTGGTGTTGGCGCATCAACTGGCGGGTCAGATATAGACGTAAGTGCTGGGGATAACATTACATTCACTGATACCAGTGACGCAAAGTTTGGATCAGGCAACGACTTTACGATCCAGCATGATGGTACTAATGCAAGCCTAAACAACAGCACAGGACAGCTGTTACTTACCACTGAGACTAACTTTAAGTTAAAAGGTAAGAGCGGAGCAGAAACGCTAATCGAAGCAAATTCAGATGGCTCTGTCGATCTATACTACAATGACGTTAAAACGCTTAACACTAAAGATGGCGGCGTTAAAGTAACAGGTGACTTGGAAGCTGATACGCTTTCTATTGGATCATTCACCCCAGCATCTATTGCTACGACTGCGCCTAATACAATGACAGTTAACGGCAATAACCCTCCACTTACTCTGATTAGCACAAACGCAGGCGTGGGTGTTGGTCCTACACTTGAGTTTTACAGAAACAGCCCGTCGCCAGCGCCAAACGACAACATTGGCGAAATCGTTTTAACTACTGAAAATGATGCTGGCTATAAAGTAGATAACTTTGTACGTCTGTACGGTAAAGCTGAAATTATTACTAATGGATCAGAAACCGCTGAGCTGTACCTAACAAATAAGCAGGCCGGTCAAGATAAAGAAATTTTTTCATATCGACACAGCCCTGGTGTAAATGATAATGACCGCATTATTTTCAATGGTAACGGTCAGCCAGTTGACTTCAAAGTGCAAAGTGACACTGACGGTAATGCTCTGTTTGTTGATGGAACACAAGGATACGTAGGTATTGGGACAGGGACCCCATCTCAATTGCTTGATGTTGACGGTACAGGTCGATGCAACCAATGGACCGTAGAAAGCGCGAACCCGTACGTGTTTTTTAAAGACAATGATAGTGCAGGCAATGAAGGCAGGATTGGTTCTTATTTTACTGGAGCTACCCAGTCTGGCGGCCTTTCATATAGGTCTCAGGGCCATACAAATACATTTGGGTCGCATACGTTTTTTAGATATGACGGATCTAATAGTTTTCGATCCTTCGAATTGATATCTGATGGCAGTCAGCTTTTCTGCACTAATGATGGAGTAACAGCGCACAAGTTTAACGCCGTTACCGGCAATGTAAGAATTGGCGCTACAGCTAACTCTTCTTCCAAGCTCGATGTTGAAGGTGAAACCAGAACCGATCACTTAGTAGTTGATGACCAAGTACGTATTGGCGATGGCGGATCTTTAGATACATTTGAAGCTGACATAGAAATACGAAGAGTAAACAACAGGCGATCAAACTTCACTGCAAGCTGCTCTGGAACAACTTTGACAGTTGAGTCAATGGGAGCAACCCCAGGCACAATAGGCGTGGGTGAACTTCTTGTAGGTAACAATACAAACATCCCGCCAAATACATTTATTGTTTCTCAAGGTACAGGTACAGGCGGTGTAGGCACTTACACAATCAATAACTCATTGTCGTTTTCTAGTGTTGGTAACTTAGTAACTCTCAGCCCAACGGCACACAGACTACGATTTAACAGCACTGATACATTTGTTGAGCAAGGTCAGCCTATGGGCGCAATTGATTTTGTGAGCAGTGATAATCAGTCGCCTGGCGTTAAGGCGTTTATTGTTGCCGCCCACCAGGAGCAATTTCCAAGCAGCTATTTAGCGTTTGGCACAAACAACAGTGATGACGGCACGGAAGCAAGAGAGGTTGCCAGGTTTGATGAACGAGGAAGATTATTAGTCGATACTCTTGTGTCTTCTTCAACTCTCGACCATATTGAGCTTAGAGAAGGCGGTGCTGTTCGTGCTAAAACTATTACCGCAGAATCTGCTGAGTTTTTGGTACAGCCAACAAGTGTGGATGAGTCACCGCTTGTATCAAACAGAACTGTAGATGAAGGAGCAATGCTAACCCTAAAGCAGGGCGGTGTTGACCAGCTCAGAGTTTATAGCACTACCGGCAACAAGCCTATTTTGTGTGAGCCAACAAATAAGGGAATTAAGATAAACCCAAACTCTGTACAGCCAAGAACATCAACCAATGGCGTTTACAACGACTCTATGGATCTTGGTGCTGATACAAGTCAGTTTAGAGATTTGTACGTCAGCGGCGGTGTTAGATTTGGAAGCAACACTGATAATGAGCTGCTAGATGACTATGAGAAAGGAACCTGGACCGCTGGCATGACAAATGCCAATGCATCCCCTTGGGTTTCGCCTAGTACATTCACAGGTCAGTACACTAAAGTTGGAAGGCTTGTACATGTAAGTGTAAACATGGCTAGTATTGATACAACTGGCGTTAATTCAGGCGCAATTCGTATTACTGGGTTACCTTTCCCGATTTTAGCAAACAGCGGAGCACGAGGTCACAGCGCGGTACAGCTGAATAACTTTACTAATGCAGAAGCTCCAGATGTTTATATTCAGGGTATACACAATTCGAGCACAGCGCAGCTAAAATATAATCGCCAAAACAATTCAGCGGCATCTGTAAATGCAAGCTCTCTGAATACAGGCGGAACTTCAACAGTAATATTTGATTTGACTTATATTACCCCTTAACCATATGCACGGTGGATTCCGGGCACTGACAGGTGAAAAAAATGGCTTTAGAAAAAGTAATAACCGAAGACAAAATTGAAATCGTAGGTGAGCACAAGTTTGTGCTTGTTAGAACAAAAACCGCTGTTATAGAAGATGGTGTTGAATTATCCTCAAGCTACAGCCGTAAAACTATTAACCCAGGCGAAGACTATTCCGCAGAAAGTGCAGAGGTGCAAGGTGTTTGCGCTTTAGTGCATACGGAATCTGTTATTGCTGCCTATCAAACAACATTACAGGAGCAATAAAATGCCAACAACTTCAATGTATCCTTTTACCCCAATGGGTAACCAAGTCCCTATTGATACGCGACCATCATCTGCAGGCGGCACTGAGCTTGGCGTGCATTGCCCATATTATGATGGGCAGCAGGACTTGGCTGAGTATTTAATTACTAACCCAAACGATGATTGGGTCCAGATTGGTTATTTAGCGCACGAGGGTGTTGACGGAGCTGCTGAGCTGGGAGCATATCTAAAGTCCGGCTTCACAAATCAGGCAAATACCTTCCAGGTTCCGCCAAATTCTTCAGCGGTATACAGATTGATACCTAACATTGTTATTGGTGGGCATCGGACAGCCAGCGGGTCATCAACATTTATTTATGTTGTTCCCGGCACTGGCCAGGTATAAGGAGAAATCCAATGGTTGAAGAAACTAAAGAAATGATTGACATTGCAGCTGGATCAACAGCTGTTGCTGCCTGGGCATTGTGGGTTCCACCTGTTGCTGGTTTGTTTAGTATTGTCTGGTTTGGCATCCGTATTTGGGAATCAGAAACAGTACGCGAGCTGACTAACCGTGTTAAGTAGCTTAATAGGTCCAGTAACTGGATTAGTAACTGGCTACTTTAAAAACAAGGCGGAAGAAAAGCAGGCTAAGCACCAGGCAAAAATGTCTGTAATACAAAATGATGCTGACTGGGAAAGTAAGATGGCGGATGCATCTGCCACATCCTGGAAAGATGAATTTTGGACCATTGTGCTTTCGATACCTGTGTTTATGGTTGGATATGCAATTATTGCAAACGACACATCCATAATTGACCGAGTACATCTAGGGTTTAATGCGTTATCTGAGCTGCCAGAGTGGTATCAGTATTTGCTGTTTATTGCTATATCCAGCAGCTTTGGTATCCGTGGCGTAAGCAAGATAATGGATCTGCGGAAGTAATGTACTGGCTGCTTTTTCTGTGTTTTCTTTCGGGATCTATATTTGCCGGGACCACACAAGATGGCAGCTTGAATACGAACGCAGAAAACAGTACGGTCAATAGCCACAACAACACAGAAGATAAGTCTGTAAGCAATACGTACAACGGAGCCGGGTCCTCTAGCGAGATCCCGGTTTCTAGCGCTATATCCAGCAGCTATTTGTCAAGTGGCCTGGAGACCTGCTTAAAAGGCACTTCAGGATCTCTACAGACCGGGGTTTTTGGTTACGCTTCCGGCAAGTATAAGGTAGATGAAGACTGCAATAGACGTCGTGACGCTAAGATGCTGTTCGACGTCGGTATGAAGGTAGCCAGTATTGGTAGGTTATGCCAGAATAATGCTACCTGGTTAAGCATGTTTGTTAGTGGAACCCCGTGTCCGGTACTAAGCAACGGAAAGCTTGTAGTTGGCAAGCGTGCATACTTGGTGATGAAGTCCAACCCGGATCTATATATACCCGACTATCAAGAACGAGAGGACTACTATAAGCAATTGCTAAACATAGGTGGCACTCCCAATGAGAATGAAGATAGCGGTATTAGCGTTTCTGATCGGTTCCGTACAAGCAAGCGAAATTGATGATTTATTAAATACGTCATCCAGCCTGGTATCGCAGATTGACCGTGGCGTGATGCTTGTCGGCGCAGCTATAGTTAACAATGGAAACATTGGCGCACCCGGACTATCTACGTCAGCGCATATTTCCCAGCAGCAAGTAGACGCATACAATAGCGCATTGGCTTCAATGGCCAATTACATGCCATATGGCGACGCTCAGACGTTTTTAGAAGACATGGCATACTCTGAGTTGGATCAAATGCACGACGCCGTAGACAGCTTTACAGGAGCTGTAATGGAGCTTAGCACAGTGATTCAAGTCAATGATATGGCTGACCAGGCTCAGACCCCGGATGACCGAGCTGCGGTCCAGGACTACACATTGGCAAACGACCTGCAGATAAGCCAGGAAACCGTAAATACCTACAATCAATCTTTGGATGATATAGAGACCCACAGCAACAATGCGGGAGCGTATCTTGGCGTCGCAGCAAACAAAGAAGCGACTACGTTTTTGCAGCAGGGTGCGGAAAACAACAACTCAAACTTTGAGACAGCTTCGTTATCGTATGATGCTGGACAGCAGTGGGTGAAGGTTTCCTGGATGACCGGCAACGCTACAGCCGTATTTGTGAACGGTAGCAATTTTGGCTTGGACTTGTATCTAAGTGAAAGCGAGGTTTTGTCACTAGGCCAGCAAAGCGAGTTTTACACCAACGGTCCGACCCAGTACGGTTATGACTGTCTAGTACAAAATATTAACTGCGAGTACGCACAGTGAGCCTTGAAGAGACAGAGTTAAAAATCGGGAATAGGTCATTTAAGGGGGTTTATCTAGCCATCTTGTTGAGCCTTTCGACCACTTTAGGGGGTGGAGTTTGGACAGCTAGTTCATTATACGGTCGTCTTACGGCGGTAGAAGCCGTAGAAATACCAGACATTAAACCACTTGAAGAAAAGATATCATTAATAAAGCAGCAGCTTGTAGACAATGACGTAAGCCAGTTAAAAAGCAAGCTTGCAGAGCTGGGTGTCAATCTAAGCACAGTCCTAGATAAGCAGGAAAAGCTTTTAGCTTTAAGGGTACAGATCACTGACCTTGAGAAAAATGTTGAAGCAATGCGAGCCACAGTTGCTAAAGCCGAGCTGCTGGCAAATGACATTGAGGGATACGACAAAACCATGAAGCTTTTGCAGCGTGAGGTTGAGGAGCTGTGGAGTGGACTTGACTACTTAAATGACCCATACCAAAGAGACTAAAATGAGATACTTTAAAATAGAGGACTTCGACTGCCAGCATACTGGCAACAATAAAATGTCCTGGGACTTTCTTAACAAGCTCGATGAGCTTCGCCACCAGTGCGGCATACCGTTTATTATCACCAGCGGATATCGAGATCCCACCCACCCTATAGAGTCTAGAAAAGCACGCCCAGGGACACACGCCCAGGGGATTGCTGCCGACATTAAAATCAATAGCGCAGCCGAAGCACACCTAATCATGAAGAAAGCATTTGAAATGGGATTTAATGGCATAGGGCTTGCCAAAACATTTGTGCATGTTGATATTCGTGATGGTGTAGGTAAATCCTGGACCTATTGAGTTTGCATTTCTGTATACATCTCGTTATAATGACGCTTCATTCAACGAAACGAGGAAATACCAAATGTCTAACTTTTCTATTGACCGCATCATTGCAACCGAGCTGAAGAACGGCAAGTACCGATTTGAAGGTGTCGATTCAGATGGTGTTCGTCACCTTATCCGTAAAGCTGGCAACCTGACCAAAGGTATGGTCCAGGTCAAATCATCCAGCGATAGCATCAAGGATCATTTTTCCTTTAACCTGCAAGGCATGGGTTATGTTGGCTGCACTGTTGTCAATGTTTTCAAGCCAGGCAACGGCATTGATGTTATTCCATACGAAGCCCAGTAATTCAATCGCCCCCTGCGGGGGGCATTCATAAAGAGGACAATCTAATGACTGAGAAAGACCTTATCCAAGCTTACGAGCAGGCGGCAGCCGAGCAAGAAGATAGACGCATGTCTTTTTACCGCTTGATAGCTCGACTCGATTTTAAACACAGCAAGCCATGGCGCGTCGGCATGCCCGAAGCATATGACCTGGAGTACGGAAACCTGTACGCCCAGGCTGAGTGTGATGGCTGGTACGCAACCGAAGGGGGAGCAAATTATGTGGAATGATATTCAAGCTAAACTCAAAGCGCCATTCGAAGTCCGTCAGCTGAGCTGGCGGCAGGGCGGGGGTGGTAGGGAGCTGGCTTACATTAATGCGCGTGATGTAATGAAGCGCCTGGATGATGTTGTAGGCACTGAGAACTGGCAGGACCGATACGAAGAGTGCCATGGTCGTATCATCTGCTACCTTTCAATCCGTGTTGATGGTGAGTGGGTTACCAAGTGTGACGGCGCTGGCGACACAAGCATTGAAGGTGAGAAGGGCGGCATGTCTGATGCATTCAAGCGTGCTGCAGTCAAGTTTGGCATTGGTAGATATCTTTATTACCTGAAAGGCGCTACGCGAATTAATATGCCATCCTGGGCGGTTCCAAGTGAGTAGTTATAAAGCTGAATCTGGCCATTGGTATGACGTCGATGGCCAGCCAGCTTACACAGTCAAAGGTGCTAACGGTAAGGTCCGAAACACTACGCTTCGTGACGCTCGAAAGCATGACCTTGTTCCATCGGTAACATCAATCCTGGGGGTGGCAGCTAAGCCTGCTCTGGAGAACTGGAAGGTGGACCAGGCGGTAAAAGCTGCTATGGCTTATCACCAGGGTCCCGATGAGTCTGACCAGGCATACCTTTACAGAATTAAGGATGCGGCAAAAGAGGTATCCATGAGAGCGGCAATCCGTGGGTCAGAAATACATGCTGAAATCGAGCGAGGATTTTTGTGCGAAGACAGAACAACCCAGCCATTTAAGTCTGTTAACTACATACTTGAGGGATTATATCCACATCAAGCCTGGGCGCCGGAAAACTCTTTTTGTCATCCACTTGGATTTGGCGGAAAGGTGGACCTGTATTCACCCCATGGGATAGTAGTGGATTTTAAAACCAAGGATAACCTGGAAGGGAAAGACCCAGCCAAGCTTGTGTACGATGAGCATGGCATGCAGCTTTCAGCTTATGCAATGGGCCTGGGGTTTGACGACCCTGTAAGAATATCGGTATTTATTGACCGAGAAGATCCATCTATAGCAATGCATCACGTGTGGGATAGAGAATCGCATGTTAAGCACTGTGATATGTTTAAAAACCTGCTTTCATACTGGAAGCTATCGAAAAACTATGAACCAAAACTGGAGAAATTAGTATGAGTAATTACGAGCAAAAAGATAACACTGGCGCTATGTTTGTTAACGAAAAAAAAGAAACAGAAACGCATCCTGACCGAAAGGGCAGCGCTTTAATCGACGGTGTTGA